CGAGGGCGCTTGGGACGAGGCTGTGAACAAGTACCCGGCGCAATCCGTTCAGCCTTCATACTGGCATAAGCGATGGATAGGCGGAGACTGGGGCTTCGACCACAACTCGGCGGTCTACTGGTTTTACATGGACGACGATGGAATCACGCGCATCTATCGGGAGCTGGTAATCAACAAACTCTCGCCGGAGCAACTAGCTGAGAGAATTGCGGACCTTTCAACCGATGACGCAGGACAGCGGGAAAAGTTTGAGTTCTTTTGCTTTGCGTTCGACGCTTTCGCAGAGAAGGACGGGCCAAACACTTTCGGGCATCGCATCGGGGCAGTCATGCGGAAGTATGGAATGCCCCAGCCCTATCCCTCAACCAAGAACAAGAAGGGACGCGAACAGATTCTCTACGACAAACTGCGAGCGCGAATTGAGACGCGCAAGATGTTCAAGGACGCTCAAGGCGTGGAGCATCGAATCATTGAACCGGCCTTGCAAATCTCCGATGCTTGCCCAGAACTGATTCGCACGATTCCCCGTGCGCCGCGCGACCCGAAGAACAGCGAAGAGATTATCGAATTCCTTGGTGACGATCCTATCGCGGGAGCGGGTTATGGACTCTACGCAATGTTTGGCAGCGCAAAGCCCATCCCCCAAGAAGAACTGGACAAGCAAGCCGCAGCGAAGATTGACGACCCGTATGCGCGGCATTTCTTTGCGGTGAAACGCGCCGCCGAAAGGGAAGCGCGGAACAACGTTGCTGAACCTGTTTTTCTTTCACCTTGGGAAGCTGAGGAGTAAAGTTCTTGCAACTTCGCGGAAAGGTTGTAGAATCGCCCACAGTATGAATTTCTCTTGGCCCAAGTCGCGCTACGTTCGCCTGCTCGAAGAGGACAGGCTGCAACATCTAGCCCGCATCGAATCCCTGGAAATCAAGTGCGAGAGGCAGCAAAGAGCACTACTGCTAGCTTCCGGCTCTCCCGCCGCGCACGAGTATATCCGCAGAGCTGAACCGCCTCGACCGATGCCGACTTCTGCGCAGTCCGAACCAGCGTCGTGGGAGGACTACAGCGAAAAGTGGGAAGCTCACTTGCGGCATACCGACCTGAAGGCTCCCGAAGCGTCGTGCCCGTTCTGCGAGCCGGTAGAGGTGAAGGCGTGATTCTCGACTTTGAGGACAATACTGAGGCGCTGTTCGATAGCGGCGAGCTGGTCCCTCTGTGCATCGTGTCTTTCAATCCCAACGGGGACAGCCTGCACTATCACTTCTGCGGTCCAATCACGAAGGAAGAAGGCGCGGCTATACTCAGAAAGTTCCGTTGCTTGCCGAAGTTCTCCGACGAGGTGAAAGCATGATTCATGTAGCTTCCGATGGAAAGCGTTTTATGGGGACACAGCGCGGTAAACGCTACGACGAGTCTCTGAAGCAGCTCCCCAAAGTCCCCACTAACGACCCGCCGAACAAGAACGCACCGCCTGAAGGCGAGGAAGATGATTCACCGATGAAGGTCGGAGAAGGTAGTGAGCCGGGTGGAGCGTTGCATGAGAATGATTATAAAATGCACGGGCAGGCCCACAAGGTGACGATTACTCACGACTCCACGGGCCACCGCGTTGAGGCCGAGCATCAGGACGGCTACACGCACAAGAGCACTCATCTGACTGCCGGGGAAGCCTGGACCGCAGGGAAGCATTTGGCAGGCATCACGGCGGAGATGGAGCAACCGCAGGAAGGTCCGCAGCGACAGCGTGCTCATCCAACGGGAGAAAAAGAAGAGTCTCGGCAAAAGAAAGAAAATCAGGGAATGGGAATTCACGTCAGCGGCGGCATTCCAGGTTTGGCTTAGAAATCAAATCTTCGGTGGAGGTGTAATTTGGTCGTATACTGCGCTTCATGCGGCAAAGTTGTAAAGACAGTACCGAATGACAATTCAGGGCGCTCGCAGACCTACGGATGCTGCTCGGACTGCGATAAGACGTTCTTCCGCTCAGGCGGTCAACCCGGCGTAGCCTCCACCCCGCTCAAGCCGCAGCCTAAAACTCCCTACACCGGTCCAGAGCGTCGTGTCGCCATCAAGCACATAACGTTCGCAAACAGGCGAGCGCCGAATCAAGTTACTGGCAGTTCCATGCCGCCAGCAGCAAGTGCCGTGCCTCCGTACGTCAGGGGCGCAAAGCCAGCCGAAGCAGCGAGGCCTCCGTATGCTGGTGGTGTTGCCACCGCTCCTGCGGGCGCTCCGCCGCCGTACGCTCGCAAGCCTGCGGAATCGCACTTCGGGGAGTAGTCTTTGTCGCTGAAATTGAAGCTGGTCGCGAAGGGCAAGACAGCAGAGAAAATCCTAGGCTCCGCAAAAGGACTCAAGGACAAGTTCTCCGACCGGGCACTCGCCCGAATGCGAGGTGAGAAATGAAAGCCAAGGCTCACAAGCGCAGGAAGAAGCCAGTGCATATCCCGCTCGGTAAGATAGAGCCGAAGCACGTCACTGAGCCGCTGGTTGTTGTCGCGGTCCCGAAAAGCACATGGCAGAAATTCCTGGACCGGTTTAATTTCTAGCCATGACCGGCCCGCGCGAGACGCCGGAGATTAACTTTCAAGGCTCCGGCATGACGCTTTGGGGGTTGGAGCGGGTGTTGCAGGCTCTGAACTCAAGCGGCTCAGTTCTGGTACGCAACGTGAAGATCGGCAGCGTGAATATCCTTTCCATCGGTGCCACGCTCGCTGCGATAGCCGAAGAGGTCAAGCCGGACAAAGCATGACGCTGCAAGCTCTATCTGGAGAAAGACTTATAAAGCGGGTCCACGTTAAAGTCTACCTGCCAAATGAGCCATTCCCGCGCCACAAACACGTGGTAGCGGACGTTGGCTTTGGTTTCAGCGAGGAGAACATTCAGGAAATGCTGGACAGCTACGAGAAAGACTTGAAGCAGCGTTTCCCGGAGATTACGTTCGCCTGTCGGCAGATCGGGCGGGGTGAGTATAACTACGTGCCCATCAAGGAGCTTACGCAATGACTTTGGCCGTCTTTCCCTGCACCCTGCTCGAAGCCGGAACACTCTCGAACGTGGTCAACGGCGTCGCGGCCACGCAGTCCGCCCCAAGCGGGACGGGCCTGCTCGCAACCAATCCGATGTTTACGGTCGCAGGACGCGGTGGCTATGGGACGAATGACGTAACGTTCCACGCGGACGGAGTTGGCGGAATCCCCACGACCGCAACGGGCGCTCTCTATGCTTCAGATAACGGCGGAGTAAGCTGGAACCTGTTTTCCTCTGGAATCAATCTGGTTGCGACCGGCGCGGGTTCTGACCAGACCGTAACGGGCCTCAAACCGGGATTAATCTACCAACTCATCCTCTCGGCTGTGACGCTGGGCGGCTCGGCAACGGCTGTGAATGTCAGCGCGGCGGTGGCGTAATGGGGATCCTCCTGAGCAGGGCAACGAAGAAGCGCGAGAAGCCTGACAGCGCAGTTTTCCACACCCAAGAGGCCATCGCAGCCATGAAACCCAACCCGATGTCATCGGATGGCAAGCGGATGGAAGTGAAGTTCTCTGACCGGCGAGCCTCGCGGAAAGGTTAGATGCGGAAAATCCATCCTTGCGGTGAGAGGGGTGCGAAAGGCGGGGTTAATCGCACAGAGGACTCCTGTTTGCAAATAAAGACGGCATCACGCAGGGACACCCCGAAATTTATGAAGGAAGCTGGAGACAGGCTCGACAGCCGCGCCAACAGACATCCGCGAATGTGGGAATTCTTGCTTGAGACTTCTAAATCTCTGCAACGTCCGTGGGTGCCCCGCTAATGGCATCCTACAGCGCCGAAGAACGCCCGAACGACCAGCAAAAGACCAGCGACGAAGCGCAACAGCCTGAATCCTTGAACTTTGACCCCGGAGAACTAGCCCCGCATTGGTATTCGCAGCATCCGAATGCGAACTTGTCAGAACAAGCCGAGAGCGAGATTAAACGGCTGTGCGACCTTGCGAGTAAACGAGACGTTGCGGCTCGCAGGTGGGAGGTGGAAGGTGCCTGGGAAAATCGTTTGTTCGAGAAAGGATATCAGCGACTTAGCCCTCGCGCTGGCGGTGGTTGGTCAGTACCTCCGGGATACGGCACAGACTACAAATCAGGGAAGCGCGGAAAAGGAAACCAGTTCTGCGGTAACGAAACCAACATCTACTCAACCTATCTGGACATTCTTTCCGCCGCTCTAACCCGCGATGTGCCCGAAGTCCGCTTCGAGCCGCAAGACCCGATGAACGATGCTGATATTACTGCAGCTGAGTCTGCGAACAAATATAAGCGAGTCTTTGCCCGCAACAACAACCTGATCGGAATGCACAGGCAGCTCGTGTATTACCTTGCCTGCGATGGGCGCTCGGTCATCGTTGCGGATTACATCCTGGATGCGCAGAGGTTCGGCAGAGAGACTCCCGAGCAGAAAGGCGCTACTCCAGAGACGGAAACCGAGCTATCGAATCCGATTGGTTACGTCCTGCGGCATGGGCAGACCGTCCTGAACGACATGGACGTTGCTCGCGGAAGGATGGACGCACCGATTGACGCTAACGGTCAGGAATCAGCTAAGAAAGCAGGTGAATATCTCAAGGACAAAGGCGTTGCGAATCTCTACACGTCACCCGTGCAAAGGGCAGAGGACTCGGCGAACGTAGTCTCAGGTGAAACAGGGCTAGTGCCTGAGACGGATGACAGGTTTGCCTCGCTCGACATCGGAGACTATGCCGGTCAGCCCAAGGACCAAGTACGACAGCAACTTTCTGATAACTTTGCGAATCCTCAGGAACCGATTCCAGGCGGTGAGTCACCCGCCGACTTTGACGCTCGCGTGCAGGACGGCATCTTCGAGAAGATACGCAATGCTGGACAGGCTGGCAAGTTTGCAGTCATGGCGCATGACTCGGTAATCGGCTCGATGAACAGGCTTTTTACCGGGAATCAGGATGAGTCATCGGACTTCGTTCCACCGGGAGGCATTGCGGCTATCTACGCAGCTCCAGGCGGGGGCTATTCCATGCGTCCTGTTTATCCCCCGATGCCCAGCCCTGAGTCTGCACCGAATCAGATTGGAGACCCGCGCGGAATGGAAGTGGTTGAGGCTTTCGGGAAGCTGGAAGCGAAAGTCATTCCCATCAACTCGCAATGCCTGAGAGACTGCGTGGCAGTTCAAGTCTCGCGTGAATACGATCTGAGCTACGCCAAGGCCAAGTTCCCTGACATCGCGGACTCCATCAAACCGGGCAGCAGTGGGAGCGGAGAAAATGAACTCGATAGGATTGCTCGTATTAATGCTTGCCTGTCTCTGCCTGCTTCTTATGTGACCGGGGATTCAATGGTGCGGGACTGCACCATTACTCGCACTTGGCTGCGTCCTGAGTTTTTCATGGAATGTGAAACAGCGGAAATAAAAGCGGAGCTGTTCGAGAAGATGCCGGATGGTGCGCTCGCCGTATTCGCAGGAGAGAAATTCGCCTTCGCCCGCAATGAGTGCATGGATGACCATCTGACTCTGGTGCAGGCATTTCCAGGTTCAGGCATGAACAGGCGTTCGCTGATGTCGAAAGTCCTGTCCATTCAGAAGCGCGTGAACAACTGGATTGACCTGCTCAACGCTTTCTTCATCAAGACCGTGCCGATGAGACTTTACGACTCGGTGGCCTTCGCGCCAGAAATCATCCAGCAAGCGGTATCGCCGGGACAGTCTGCGTTCTTTCAATCGCAGCCGGGGAAATCTGGAAGCGATTTGGTGGTGATGGAGCCTTCGCCGACGCACCAGCCGACGCTCCCGGACTTCATCAAGTTCTTCCTCACCGACCTTCCGCAGCTTTTGAGCGGAGCATTGCCATCGCTTTTCGGAGCCGAAAGCAATACCGACACGGCAACAGGGCAAATGATTCAGCGCGATCAGGCTCTCGGCAGACTCGCAACTCCTTGGAATGCAATTCAGGAAGCTACGTGCAGCTACCACAGGCAGGCTGTTCAACTTGCCGCAAGGTGTCGCAAGAAGTCAATCAGGGCCGCAATCTCAAGCTCGAACCACGACATCATCTCGATTGAGCTTTCCGACTTGAAAGGGAATGTACTCTCTTATCCCGAAGAGGATGCGAACTTCCCCGAGAGCTGGAATCAGCGACAGGCTCGGTATCAGCAGCTTTTGCTTGACGCCCCGACGAATCCGCTGGTGATGAAGCTCCTCGCCCTGCCCAAGAATCTCAAGGCCGCGAAGGACGCAATTGGGATGGCGGAATTTGAGATCCCCGAGGCGGATGCCTACGACAAGCAACTGGGCGAAATGGATGTATTGCTCGCAACTGGCCCGAATCCCAATCCGCAGAAAGTCCAGCTTCAGGAGCAACTGAAAGCACAGCAAGACGAACAAGTGAAAGAGGCCCGGCTTGGAATCGCGGCCAACCCCCAGAACGGCCAATTCCTGCAAGCGATGCAACAGCAGATTCAGCAGCTACCGGATTTCATCTCAACTGTGCCTATCGACAAGGAGACGGACAACCACGACGCGGAAGCAGCCTGTTGACT